CGCAGAAGAATATGATTCCTCTACGCTGACGGTTGAATTGCCAATATAGCAGCCAGGGTTCTCTGCATCTTCCGGCTGAACAGCGATAGCGTAGTTTCCTTCGATAAGTCCATCAATGGTAGGGAATGGCTGAGGTAAGCCCTTCTTGATGAACTCTTGATAAACGAGTTCGTAGGTGGACTTAGTTGTCTTTGAATCGACAATACCGCCACCTTCCTCCTTAGCTTCTGTTGTATCACCCTTGGTAGGGTTCAGCTGGGTAGTGTCCTCCTTTGGAGTGTCGAGCTTCTTCCAGTTGTTTGTAGCAGTACTAAGGTCACGAACATAGATGGTTGGTTTTCCCCATGTTGTTACTGACATAATCTTAATCGTTTATAGTTTGATACAATAATTTGTTATTAATGATGTGCTCACTTGTGCCCTCGCAAGCTATTACCCTCTGTTCACTCATAGACAAGCGGAAATCTGATCCATGAACTGCTTCGAAGGTAGAGAAAGAGAGTTGACATAACTCACGGAGCCTTGCCGTGTTCTCTTCCTTTCGGGTATTGCCTTTCTTTGTGATAGCTTGATCTTGAACATAGATGTTTACATTCACAAAAGCTTCTTGGATTTGCGAGGTTTGATTTGCTAGCACAGAGATGCAAATATCTTCCTTGCCAGTTGTACCTGTTCCATAGAATGGTCTTCCTCGCTTGCAAAGACTACCTGTTACAGCAGTCTTTAATTTAGAAGAAGAGATAATGTTGTACACATCATCCTTGATGTCAATATTCGATTTCATAGCTTTATCTGATTGATTATACTTACAGCTTTATCCACAGCGAGCTTTAGTTTACCATCAACAACGGAACGAGCCCATAACTCAGTGGATGCAAGCACATCTTTATTTTCTTTAGCTTCTACAAAGTCTGCATAGTTCATAGCCGCGACTACTACTAATGCGTAAACCTGTGAGTATTCCTTGGCTAGGTCAGCTATCATTTGTCTTCCTTCTTGCGAACCATTAGAACCACTGCCTATGGAAGCGAAGGCTGATTCTACTTGTTTCCTTCCGTAGTCAAAAATGGCATAACCGATGGAGCTTCGTAGGTTTCCTGTATGGTCTATCCAACTTTCCTCTGCCGAGCGGTCTCTTATCCTTGCATTACATTCTTCTCCTAGCTTGGCATAAGCAGTGAGGATTTCTTGCTTTATTATCGCCATAGCGGACTGAAAAAAGTTATCGAGCGCAGACTGAGAGGTTGAGAGTTTTATACCCATATTTTACATTGCAGTTGATAACGATGAAAGCCGAGTACGACAAATTCCTTCACTTCGTTTCCGAAGAGCTTTACACGGATTTTGTCTCCATACTCGAAATCACGGCATGCTCTAGGAAGGTTGTAGATGGTGTAGGAATAGTTCTTTGCAGAACCATCGGGGATAGTGATAACGTTTGCCTTGCCTGCAGGAACAATATCACACTTACAATAGTTCTCCACCCATTCTTCTGAGCCTTCAACATAGTCTCCGTTATCGTCTTCATACCCATCAGTTACGTGTAGGTAATCTAGGGTATGAGCAGCGAAATCCAATACAGCCATATCTTAACCTCCTATATAAACCATCGGTTGACCCAGTGCAGGGGATTCACCGATGGTTTTGTATAAAGCATTTATTCGTACTAGCAGCCTTTCCTTATCCTTGTCAGATAGTGTTCCTATGCTCTTGTCTGACTCGGATAAGCTTACAGCTTGTATGAGAGAGTACAGACAATCAGCAAGCGCACCTTTCCATTCCTTGGACTGAGCGACCTCAAATGTATATTCATCATCACCATTAAGCTGACGTTCTATCATCTTATTCTCCACGAATCCTAAAGGGATAGGGTAGTGGATTTCATCAATCAATGCTTGCTTTATTGTCTTCATATCAATTCAAATTAAACCTCTGAAGTGAGTTTAGAGAGAACTTCGGCTTCCTCCTCATCGCTGAGTGAGTTGAGAGCCTTAATCAGAGTCTCATCGGTTGAGTTAGTCTTCACATTGACACCAGCAGCCTTCAAAGCAGCGATGAGGTCAGCCTTCTTATACTTCTTACCCTTGTAAGTTGTATACTGGTCGGTATCATCGGTAGACTCGGCATTCGTATCAACCTCCTCAGACTTGGTAGTGAGCATATAAATCTGATCTACGTCCTCGATTACTGGTAAGCAGATAGCCTGTCCTGCGGTAACATCCTGCAAAAATGGCTCATTCTTGGAGTACTTAGAGATAAGCTTGTAGCTGTCAACGTTAGAGTACTGAACACCTGCTACTCGGTTGGTGTCCTCTGCAAGGGTACCCCAAACGAAAGAGCCTACGTTGGTGTTACAGATGAAGATAATGTTATTCTCATTCCATGGCTTAACTGATTTTGGCTTTCCGTTCTTCTCGATAATCACGGTTCGGTTGATAACCTTGATGGCTGCACCGAACTCATCCTCGAATGCTTCCGAGAAAGCTGACTCCGATGGTGTCTTGAGCTTGGTATTTTCGGTATAAGTCTTACCCTCGTAGTCGGCAACAAGCTCTTTTGCCCATTGCTCCTTGCGGATTTTCTTAATCTGCGTCTTAGCGAGCATAACCTGTATGATGGTATTGTTATCGGCATTTGCCTTATCGAAGATTTTCTCGAAATCATCACGGGTAGTAACACCATTGGTTGCTGTTTTGAAGCAGTTTGCCTTAAAATATCCATAGTCAACACGGATAGCCTTACCCGAATTGTCTGCATCTTCAACGGCAATAATACCATTAGAGAGACCTGCCAAGAAGTTCATTTCGTTACGCTCTTCGAGACCGACAGAGCAAGCGACACCATCATTCATGAGCTTGTTGATGATACGAGCCTTTGCAGTATTAGCAGCCTGTCGTGTTGATGTAGCCTGCTCAACCAAGCCTTGCGCCTGGAATGAATTGGCTCTCGCTACAATGTTCTCATACTGAGCCTTCATGATGTTGATGTTGTTGATATCAGACTCGAAAAGAATCTTCTTCATCGCAATCTTTGGCAACTTACCATTAGAGGTTGCGATTTGACCACGCTTCTTCAAAGGAATGTCTGAATCCATCTCAACGATGTCGGCAGCTACATATGTGGTCTTAGCTGATGAACCTTCCCACTTCTGATCTGGAGAATACACATCGGTAAGCATCTCCTTGTAAAGATAGGTACGCTCCTTCGGATTCTCCTTCTCCTTAACATACAAGCTAAGTTTAGGGAAGATAGCTCGGATAAACTGAATAAAAAGTGATTCGTTCATATAAACAATCTTTTAAGTTAAAAACTAGAGCACAACTTAGTCATGCTCAAAAATAAGACTTGGGAGAGCAGTCTTGATGGCAGTTCTCTGAGTTTCGTCCTTGAACTGATAAGGCATTGCCACATCATTCACGCGACCATTATCCATGATGGCAACCGCTTCACCCTTCATGCGTGAGCGTACAACAACACCAGCAAATTCTGCATCACTAGCCTTGTCTTTGTACTTGCCATCTTCGGTTTCAAGTGGAGAATACTCATAAACATCATCAACCTTCTTGCGGACAATGATGTGACCTGCCTGAATAACCTCATCCTTGAAGTTGGCGTAGTCGAGTGCTCTACCGCCTGTGATACCACCGAGATACTGACGGATAACCACAGCGTCCTTACCCATGTCGTAGCCTTTGGTTTTTGGCTTGTAGTCTTCTGCTACCATAATCTAATAATTTATAAATGAAACAATAGATGATTACATCTTAGCCAGCTCCTTGACTTCATCATCAGACATTAATTTATCTTCCTCCTTTGGCTGAGGTTTGGTATCGGGAGCAGGGATTCGTCCAAGCTTTTCAAGACCCTTTTCAAGTCTTTCCTTGTTCTCTTCCTCAATATCTTCCTTCAACTCATCGAGGTAGTCCTCAAACTCCTCTTCATTCTCAAACTTCATGTGAGAGAAAGATTTAAGCCGACGCTCTCCGAACTTACCTGTGTCCTTCAGCAGTTCCCTTACCTTTGCGGTACGGCTGCTTGTGGTATTGCCAGACTTCAATGCAGTTACATCGCCTTGGAGTGTAGCAACAGCCTTTGTAAGTTCCTTGATTGCGGTGAGGGTAGCGGAGTCATCATCATCGCTATCCTTCTTGCCCTTCTTGCCCTTCCGTGACGGACTTCTACGTGCTGGATCGTCATCTAGATCTGGATCGTCATCTAGATCTGGATCGTCATCTGGTGCAGGATGAGCGTTTTTGTACTCTGAGACTTGGCGGTCTGCTGCGGACTGAGTTAACTGGAGTAACGGCAAGACATCATCAATTGCGTCACTAATACCTTCACTAACTTCTTCGTCAGTAGCATCATCTTTGAGTTGAAGTTTGTTGGCAACATTGGCGGCAACACCCTTTAACTCCTTACGACTGAACCCCAATGCCTTAATGTCTCGATTGGTTTTCAGTGCTTCAAGAACTTTTCTGTAATACTTGTTCATTGCTTGTTGAGTTATATTTAACAAAAAATGGTCTGCGAGCGAAATGCAGGCAGACCAAACGTAGAACTCGGTGTAAGAGCAATGTTACGAAAAGTTCTGTCACGTGCATCTTCACACGCTTTTATGGGTGCAAATATACGAAATATTATTTAATCAACAAATAGTTTTTGCAAAAAAGTGAGAAATTATTTTCATTTCAATAAACAAGGGAGAACTTCACAGCCCTCCCTTGGAAGATAAGATGCAATAAAAATGCACTTAAACGTGCAAAATATCTTCTGTGTTCAAGTTAGATTCTTTTGGTATGTAATTATGGGTTTGAGGTATTTTATCGGCTTGTAGCCTATAGTCTCCCTTTGTCGTGGTAAGAGTAATACTGATCGGACTTGCTACTGATGATAACGTGGTCCATAAAATACAATCTCATTATTTCACAAGCCTTCTGTATCTTATATGTTATCTCATCGTCAGATTTTGATGGAAAGCAGTTAGGGCTTGGATGATTGTGAACCAATGCTATTATTACGGCATTGCAGGAGATAGCTTCTTTACACACAATTCTTACGTCTATAGTGGTTTCTGATATTCCACCTTGTGACAATCGAACCATTTTGATTAACTTGAAGTTGTTATCCATACAGAACAGATAAGATTCTTCTATTTCTAAATCCTTGACGTATGGTAAAATATAGTTGTAGATGTCGAGGGAACTACCCAAATCTGTAAGTTCTTGCGACTTCTCCTTCATAAATCTTCTGCCAAGTTCGAATGCAGCGAGTATAGCGGTAGCCTTCTTTTCACCTATTCCTTTGATAGATGTAAGCTCCTGAAGTGTTCTCTTGCTTGCCTTTCTCAGTGAATGACTACCATCAAAGATTTTTCTTATTGGTTCATTACCCTGTAGCATAGGGTCTATACCGATAATTGAAGCAATAAGGTTCTCGTTACTCAGATATTCTACCCCATATTCCTTTGCGTATGATGTGATAGAATCGTACTTGATAGTTCTTGCATTATCCTTCATAAGATACCTCCTCTATGTCTTTTGAATAATTGAACACAACATCAAAACTGAAACCCAATTCAGTAATGAGGTAGAAATGAATATCCTCCCAGTCCCAACTTAAAGGAATGCCTTTTATCTTTTTAGACTTTTCGGCATCCATTGCTATGATAACGTTCTCTTCCATTGCTCTATCTTATTTTTAAAAGTTCATAACTTTCGTTTCATATACTATGAATCCTATCTGATCCGCCACAATCAGTTTCAGATGATTTCCTCCTGGTCCATTAATATCACCATCATTCAATCCGATTTCGTCTAACGTAGCTTTAATGGCAGTTTGGTAATCTCCTATACCTTGAATTAATAAGCATAGGTCTGGTCTCTCATTAAGAAACTGATGAAAACCATATAGGCTATATGAGCCTTTTTTGATGAGTGAGAAGAAATCTTTCCATTCATCACCACTAATCTGCGTGGTCACGGATTTAAGCTCTTCTATTGTTGTGCAGTTGTTTTCCATACGATTTCATTTAGCGTGATACGATGAAGTCTTTATCTGTAAAAGTCTGATCCTTATATTTTTCGAACAACTCTCGGTCGCTGATGCAATCATTAGCACATGCTAACTCTCTGAATGAAAGTTTGTACCCAACAAACTTATCTTTCAATATTTCGATTTTGAGTTCTTCTTTCTGAAGTTCCGATAATTCATATACTGTCATATCCGTTTCCTCCTATTAAACATTGCTATCCAACAATTCAAATTTTATTCCTTTATCAGTTTTCTTAGCCATCCATTTTGCTGTAACTACGCCTCCATTCCATGCTTTTATGAGGGGGAGAACCTTACACTCTCCTACATTTATAATCTGTGTAATATACTCGCAAGCACCTTCAAAAGTGTCGAATGCGTGAAGTAAAACCGTATATCTATCTGATTCTGTGTAAACGTTCATTGCTCTTATCTCCTATACTTTAAACCAATTCATAGCTTTCTGTATTCTCGTTGTATGCTACGACTCCTTTCTGCTGTAAATTACAAAGTGCAGTGTTGAAGTTGTAGATACTAAACTCTGCATCTGTGGCTTCAATCAAGCATCCTTCTTGGTAGCCGAACTTGACCTTTTTCAAAGCCTTTGTAATTCGCTTCTCTAACGCTTCTACTGTATAAACTTTAACCTTTTTCATTGCTCTTATCTTTTAATTGTTATTTTATTTTTGATAGTGCAAAGGTAATCATTTTTTTGCATTTGACCAAATAATAACCTCATTATTTTTCTTGCTTAACTTTATATAACTTATTGATTACTAGAGTGTTAAATAAAACCTATTTTCCTCTGTATAAGGCTTTTTCTGAAAAATGATATAAGGATATGGGGAAGAAAATAGAGCAGCTTAGAAAGGCTTGTGTGGGATTTTTGCCATTTCTTTAACCTAACAAATGTTACCAAAAATTACAGGAAGCTAATTTGACAAGAAAAACGCAAAAACTGCTTTTAACATGGTGTTACGGAGTGTTAATACTAAAAAAATGCACTCTAACCTCACGGTCGGAGTGCACTAAGAGCAATGAAACGTTAAAGGTAACGTTTCAGCTGCAAAGTTACAAAACTTTTCTGTATCTTGCAAATTTATACTATACTATTTAACAATTGTAAATCATTGTCTCTATCGAAGTCGTATGGATAGAAGGTGTTGGCAAGGGCATCCATCTTGTCGGGAGAACGTTTCAGACGCTTCTTGATTTCGTCTTTTGGTTCCATGATGATTGAACCATCTGACTGAAACAGCCAATGCACTTCGCACAATTCTTGATCCAACTCATCGTCAGGTGGGAGTGCTGCAAAGAATCCATTCTTCGGGTTGAGCCAGTCACGTATGCACCAAAACAAATAAGCCCTCATGTTAGCGAAAGAGTAGCAGCCTGTCACATCATGCTTGTTTCTCACGCCTTCCGAGAACTTGCAAGAGAATGCAGTTAAATACTTTTGTTCTATGAGTCTTGAATAAACTCCAGCACCTTCTCCTATGGTATCAATGAAGGCTTTATTCTTGGAACTCAAACTTAGGTAGTGCGCGACTTGACCTGCGACTGCCATGTGGTCCGCATGACCACCCGAATTATGACACTTGATTTCTGAAACATAGTTTCCTTGTCGTGGAACATAGCAAGACCTATCGCGCCCCATACCTGCGACATCGACACCTAGGCGTATTGGCTTATGGGTGATAAAGCCACTATCTTTAAGTTCCTTCCATCTTCTATGGGCAATCTCGCACCATTCGTATGGAATGAGGGTATCTTCGGAAACCTTCGGAAACATACCGAGAACCTTAACACGAAAAAGGTCATTTGGAGTGTAATATCCACCTTCCCACACAAAATCACCACGACCCTCATCAAACTCAGACTTTCTGATCTTCTGTGCCCATGCTGAGACCTTATCGGCTACCCATTCATAGTCAACTTGACCAGGGATAATGTTTTTCTTGCTTACTACGTTCTCTGCGTTGAGAGATGATAATCTAAACTTCTTGAATCGGGGAGACTTCATGGAGTTGGCTGCATACCCTGTAGTAACGTTTGGGTTGAATACCAATAGCAATCGAGAGTTACCTTGCAGGTTACCCTCGATTGCATTATAAATGGTGTCCGAGATACCGGATGCTTCAGTTACGATGAACATGGTGTTTACAGCATGGAATCCCGACCAAGCCTCTGTGTTGCCGGCTGAAGATTTGAAACCTGTCAGATACCATTCCTCGTAATCTGTTCTGATACCATCCGACAGCAAACGACCAGGCAGAAAGCCTGCCTTTTTGTATAGACGTGCCACTTCTGGTATCATGATGTTTGTTACCTGTCTTCCTGTCGGTGCAGTAAGGGCAATCTTGGTGTTCTTTTCCAAACTGCCATCCTTACCAAAGCGAGGAGTGAGGTAGAGGAAACATAAAGCGGCTACGGCAGCGATGAAGTCCTTACCCCTTGCAGTTCCACTGGCTACCGTTGTCATTTTGTTCTTCTGAACAGAACGCAATATAGCCTTTTGCTCTTCGTCAAGGCGAGCCTTCAAGACTTCCTTGGCGAAGAGACACCAATCATTGCGCCATGCAATCATTTTTTTTATTGCTTTCTGTTCTGACATATTGCTAATTCAATAATATTCGTATTTTCTTGTTTCCTTTAAGTATGGCTGCTGCAACTCGATGATAACCATCAATAATATAAATCTCCCTATAAACAAACACTTTATTCGATTATTCTCATTTTAACCTTTCTCTCATGATTGAGCTTTGCGGCAACGAAACGATGATTTCCATCAACAATCATTATTCTTTCACTATTACCATCAGTGTATCTTAAAGCCTTGATACCGTCATAATTTCTTGATGACATGTATTTTGCAACATCTTGTTTATTCAAGAAATCTTGTGGCGTGTTAATGCTTGAATTTATGTCAACATATACATCTTTCCCAAGTTCTTTAAATGTTTTATCAATATCACCAACTTCTTGACTGAGGCTGTATTTCTTTCCATAGACCCTATGAAAAGAACCAATAACGGCTTCTTCGACTCCATAGGGTGTCTTTGAAATGAATTGATTTATGTTCCAATTAGGAAATCTTCTATCAAGCTCGCTCACCCCACCACTTGCCTTACAGCTCTTGCTTGCTGAAGAACTGTTTGTCCCTCTCGTTCCATTACTTCGTTTACCCATAATCTAACAATTTAATTACTAGCTATAATAAACTACTTTGAGAGCTTTGGAAAATCCTGCATATTATCAAGCATATCTTCTATAGAGAAGTTCTTTACTTGAGTATCATACAAGGTCTTTTTCAGCTCTTGATATTTTTCTTTTGCATCAACATCAAGCATACCAATAGTATCTTTTATCTTTTCAAAAGCTTTCAACTTATTCTTGATGATGATGATTGGTGTAATATAAACGGCATTGTTCTCCTTACACCACTGCTCAATTACATTACCGCCACCATAAACGATAAATCTGAATCTGTTGCCATTTGCTACGAACTTGGCAATCTCGTATTCAAATTGCAGTTCATTTAATCGGTCTGTACACCCCCTTGTGGCGAATGATGAGTAACCTTTAGGGACACCCATCAAATTCAGCTTATAGAACTTAGGAGCCACATTTAAGTCAACAAATACACCAATCCCCTTTTCCTGCATAGCTCTCGCAAGGAAGCGTTTCTTATAGATAGCCTGCATACCAAAAGCTATTGGAGTATCATTTGATAAGCTGAAGTTTGGCTCGATAATACTGCCAGGGTTGTACTTCAAAATCTTCTCTGGCTTCTCATAGATTGACCGGAATCTATAATCATCAGTATAGAAGTGGAGTGTTCCCCTGCCATTCATGTTCGTTGTTCTTGCCTGCTCACCAAAGCAATAGAATGGGATTTCTATGTACTGAGGTTGCACATCAGACAACAAACATGGTATCTCCAACGGATTGTCTGTTGGAAACAAGCAGTCTGGTATATACAATTCTCCATTTTCCATAATTAACCTTCTTCATCATCGGGAAGCTCCTTCATTAACTTCTCGAATGGGTTTTCTACTAATCTGTTATCTACTTGCTCGACATAGCCACGCTTCTTGCCCTTAGTTTTCAAAAGGAAGATGATTGCAGTTAGATTACCTTCGTTCACCTTTTCAACCAACTTGCTTTCAGTAAAGTCAAGAATGCCTTCATCTATATCGTCCAACATCTTGGCTAACTTCTCATCCTCTTTTCGCCAGTTATATAAGGCTTGGCGTGTAATACCCAAAGCTACTGCCGTAGCAGCCATATTGCCGCCCTTCTTTTCATAAGCAGCGGCAATCTTTTTTAATTCTGTTCTTCTTACCTTTGTCATAATCAACCTTTCTAACTTGCAGATGCTATGACAGCTTTCAAAGCATCTATATACGACATATTCTTACACAACAAAAGTGATTTCGAAAGATGGTCTAATGGTCCAAGTCCAGGAAGCAGATTGATATCTATAGGATAATATCTACCATCTATTCCCTTGCGAAAATCAATTCTTGCGTGAGATTTCAATCCTAAGTAAAGGAATATAGTTCCTGCCAAATTCATTAACCTGTCATCATTCATTGCAGAACAGCATTCCTTAAAACCAACTTTGCAATCTCGTGTTTGGATGCCATTGGTTTCATCGCAATCAATAGAAATCGAACACAGAAGTAAATATTTATGGTTATTAATGCAGGTTACCGTGCAATCAGATCCAGCAATATACTCCTCAACAATACTTTCCATTCCAAACTCTTCTTTAAGGTATTTCACCTGTTCCATTACCTCTTTTGGGGTACGACAGATGCTTTTCTCCGATATACCAAAACTATCACTTCCATATCTAGGTTTAACAAAATATGTCTTACCTTCTTGTAATGATGATAAATGATATTGTTTCGGTGCTCTAATACCGCAACTACAAAGGAAACGGAAGACCTTTTCCTTATCCTTTACCAATTCGTATTTAGAGAAATCCTCTGCTGTTGTTTTTACACCTTTTGCTCGGATAGTCTTGATGAGAGATTCGCTTGCGGTTCTAAGTAATGCCACATCTTCCTTTTGTAAGAAGTCTAGCTTATCGTTTTCATCTACAACAGCTAGTTTGACATTATCTTTTCCTAAGGCTTCTCTATAATATTTGAAGACGGAAGAAATTCCATAGTTCTCCATCTCTTCTTTACTTGTTATGCTCCAAATCATTTTCTTTTTCTCCTTCCTTTATTTCGATTAAACGTTCACTCGCTAACTCTAACAATTTGGCAAATGAGATACTTGGGGATTTTATGCCAAACTCCTTACCTATCTCTTTTTGGATTTTAAGCAGGGTTTTCTCGTTATCTTCATCGGAAGCTAAAACGAGAGCATCACTTTTACGTGCTTGTTCACGAATATCTCCATACAATGTGTCCAGACTAGCAAATGAACTAGGGTAGAGGATGATGGTGAATACGAAATTCTCCTGCATGGCATATACATCTATACCCTCTGTGCTTATTGGCTTAATCTCGTCAATGTTCACATGAGCAAACTTCTTGAAGTCGATAGATTGAATTGATGCAAACAACTTCTTCAAGATGCTAACATTAGCTTCACCATGAAGGGAGTTGTGAGATAATTCAATAGCAATAGCTTCATCATTTGTAATCTCGCTCTGTTCTACATATAAGATGCCTAGCATTTTATAGTGCAGTTTCTTGCATGCCCTCAAACGATGATTACCGCTGATCATGATGTATCTACCATTATCCTTCTTGATACAGGTAGGCACACTACTCAATCCAGACTTAGCAATGTTGTCTGTTAGTTGGGCGAAGTCTTCACCCGACATTTCATTTGCATTGATTTCTACCTCATCTATGAGGTTTATATCAACTTTTGCGTATTTCCATCTATCTTCATTTTCCATTCTTCAACGATTTTTGATATTTCTCAATGATTTCCTTATTCGTAGGGTATATGCCAAGTATTCCTTCGTAAGCAAGATAAGATGATGTGCAGTGTTCCTTCACTTTTTTGTACACGCCACGATATTTCATGCTCACTGGCTTATGAGTATAAGCGCAGGATATAACCTTCTCGCAAAGCTTGCGCATTCTTCTGCTCAAATATCTTTGAACGCCTACAGACTGAATGCAATACAATATGAGTTTACTCAATCGAGGGATTGCGTTATTCGTGCAGAAGTCCGTTAACTGAAACAAATCATACCCCTTGTGTTGAGGTAGCGTAAAACCAAATCCACCTAGTGTATATTTGTCGTATTTCACCACAAAAGCAAATTGACAGACACTACATTGGTCCACCTTCTTGATATACTTCTTTTGCAAGCAATGAAGTAAAGGTGGGGTTACCCGTTCAATCATCAGTTTGCTTGCGTCTGTAATCTCCAAATCATCGGGAGGTACAATCTCGTTGCATTCGATTCTGTATGAAGAATATGAGGTGCTTGCATTATTTTGTGCAGTTGGCTTATTACAATAGAGGAACCTTCCTGCAGACCGTCTTTCCCCACTTGAATTATTCCACATAGCTATCTTATGCAGGTTTCTCAGATAAGGGCTGTTGCTGAAATAGTAGAAATAACTATCACTCGGAATACTTTCCACAAGATTATAGTAGTCGTTCCTTGCAACAGAAAAATCTGATTTCAAGTCACTATTTTCAGAAATGAGTTTGAATGCTCTCTTCTGCTTCTTCTCTATTCTTCCGTAATTAAAGAAGATTACCTTCTTGTTCTTGATGGCTTCTTCTAGTGTTCCAACATGGAAATCACATGTAGTGAGCAATCTCATCAATCGCTCATTTGCCTTCTCGGTTTTCTCGATAGATTCCCTTGCCTTAATTTTCAACGCTTCGAAGATGGCACTATTTCTTGCCGATTCACTCATGAAATATTTTTGCAGTTTCACGGCATAAAGAGCTAGCGCAAGCTGTCTTGATGGTGTAGGATTGTTATAGTCCTCCAACCATGCAAGCTTATCCTTATATGTTAGTGATGTTTTACCATTTGCCAACATATAGAGCAGATAGCAGTAAGCATCTTGACAATATATAGATACTTCCACCTTATCAAGGAAGAATAACTCATAGTAATACATAAAGCCATTTACTATGCAGATTTCCTTGTGCCCGTTAGCTTTTACAGCATCATATAGAGCAGAAACCATTTCAGAATTGTATGGCAAAGGCATAGTCATAAAAGCTTCTATTGCGCTATATGGATTACCTTGATATAGGAGTGGGCATAACTCATCTGGAGTATCATATTTAAGCCCTGTAACCTCACAAAATTGCTTGTAAGATGTTATAGATTGATAATCTTCCAATTCGTGGCTTATAGCGTAATAGAATATGCGATATGCAGAATACACACAATTCATAGCTCGATAGAAATCATCAGTTGCATGGAACGTTCTAAATTCTATCGTCTTCGTCTTGAAGTATGCAGAAATATTCACTGCATGACGAATGAATCCCTTCTTAGACTGATTAGTGAAGAGAGTTTGTAAATCATCAAACGTCTGCGCATTTTTTACTCCTTCGAAATATTTTTCTGTAGGAATAGGTTTGGCATTGAATATGTTTTCATCCCAATCTGAAATTTTGGCATATCTTTTAAAATATGGATAGCAGACATAAAAGAATAGATATACTTTCTTTAGCTGATCGACTGTCAAATCGCCTACATATATATGGACATGAGTATCTATACTCCACTTAATCTTGCCACCTGCAGCAACCATCGATTCGTATACAGAACGGAGGTCATGCAGCTCTTTTAGGCAGCAAAGATGTAGTGGAGGGGTATTCACCTCTCCACCAAACTGCTTATTGCTTGAACAATCGGTATTATCAATGCTCTCTTCCTTGCTCCAGGAGTAACCTTCGGGCAAAGTTACCTTCGCCCTTTCAAGATTGCACATTTCGATTTCAATACCAAATGTTCTGTTTTTTATATCGCTATCTACATTCATGAAGCATATCTATTTCGTTAATAATACCTAATCTCTGAATAGTTCTTCCTGTTTTACGGAAGTCTATTCCTAAAGCTACACTTGCAAGCGTAATGAGGGATGATGTAACAGGTAACTCTAAGCCTATATGAAGTGCAATACTTTCCATCAGTACCAATCCCTCTGAAACGTCTTCTGTGATGTAACGTGAGTGAACAGATGTTGGGCTGATGGCTCTATCACTAGATTCTGAGTAACGATGCAAACTCTCTATTGGGTCTGACATATTGAAACCTCCTGCTTCAAATACGCTTGTTTTGAAAAAGCCCAAGTTTTTTAAGACTTTCATCTTTTCTTCGTCAAGTCTCATCAATAGATTGATAGTGGAGTCATTTCCTCTTGCGTATGCTTCACGATACATACAGAAATTTCCCTTTGAATATTTTATTCTCGGAATACTCATAATTGAACCTATCGTATGCAATACCATATTTGGATTGAGTAATGCAGATTCAAGCACGCAATATTTTGCTATAAAACCTTTGCTAATTTTATGCAGTTTCTCCATGCAGGTATCATGATTAGAAAAGCATGCTACAGGAATAACTTCATGCCTATAACCAACACGAAAAACAACTTCGTTTGGTTTATCATCCAACTCTACTCGTCCTTCCAAATATAGACCTGTTGCTTCAACTAACATTGGTAGTTTTCTGCAATGTTTCTCAAAATAGAAAGAGGATGCGTAACTAGAGATACAGACAACAATCTGATCATTGTGAAGGTATTGATGTATACGTTCTACTAGACCCTCATAGAAGTTACTCTGAATAGTACAAAATATAACTTCTGCTTCTGCAACCTTACTGAGGTCTTTAGAAACCTCTTTGATTGCAGTTTCTATATAAGTTGATTTCTCTTTAAGAAAAACCCTTTTGCCGTTCTTGATAAGTCTATCAAAGGCATCTGATTTGTATGAAGATGTCTTTAGGAGTGTAACTTCATGACCTTTAATAGAGAGGTCTGCGGCAAAAGCTACTCCCACGTTGCCCGTTCCTATAACTGCTATTTTCATGCTCTTTTATTTTAATTCTACAAAAATAGAGCGGCTAGAGGGACTCGAACCTTCGACCTTCACATTGGGAATGTGACGCTCTGACCGACTGAGCTATACCCGCAAAAGAGCGGAGAGTTGGAGCCGCACCAACGACCTCAGTGATGGTATCACTGCGCTCTGCTAACTGAGCTATCTCCGCTTATAATAACAATATTCTATACACGCAAAAATGCTCGTCTTTCCGAGCCGTCAACCCTTGTGGGTATTTTGAAAGGAGGAATTCCTAAAACAAGCTTTGCTCCGAGTAAACAGGATTCTTGGAAATTCCAAATTCCTCGACCTGTATTCCCAACTTTTCATTCAGCCATTTTGCTACTAGGTGGCGATGGCAAAAATCATCAGGCTTTTCGAAGCAACATAGAGCTACATCTTTTCCATTTGCCATTTTCTCTATTGCTGAGAGAAATGCTTTTGGGTCCCGATGAGCCAATATCTCAGAATTGAAACGTTGTACGTAATCTTCTTTAGATTTGGAGTTGTGAAGAATGTCCCATGATGGTGACACGTACTTGTTTGACAATCCTGTAAACCATTTCGGAGGGTAGAGGGCAATACCGATCATCATGATACCAGCTTTTGCTAACTTAGCTCCGTTTGAGAAGTATGATGTATAAATCTTCATTTTTTTGTAACTTTTTGCAAAGATAGATAAAATTATTTAATCAACAAATAGTTTCTTGAAAAAAGTGAGAAATTATTTTTAAGCGTACATTTTCTTAAGAAACTTCTTTAGATATTCGTTATTAATATCCTTTAGTGGAGTAGGGGAGAATGAGGTATCTCGCTCTACGGTTAAGCCTAACTCAGTTGTTAGCCCCTGCAACTCGGTTAAGCTTGTGTAGCCGTACTCGCCTTCACCACTTCCATTGATAGTGATTCCGTAGGCGATATTGTTCTCTAGGTCTGCTTCCAATATGAACCAAGACCATGCACCAACACAAAGGAAGAACTTTGCTTGACAGATGGCTTCTTCCTTTTTACCATCCTGTGAGTAGAGAGGATATTTTTCCAGTCTCTTCTTAATTTCTTTCGTTATCAGTTTCATTGCTCTTATATTTTAGTCTAAATAACAATTCTTTCTTATCTTCGCCTCAATTTCATCCATTGTATAGATTTTATTGTCTGTAGAAATAACAAATGTACCATCTTTTTGTGGAAGAAATGAGTATAGGTAATTACAATAGTATTTAACAGAAAGCATTGGATATTTGTCAATATAAGTAAATCTTATCTCGATAGTGAGGTTGCCATCTGTCTCTTTTATCAATGCTGTGAGTTTTTGCAAAAGTTCATAGCATTTATTATAAGCTTTTTCGTAATCTTCAAATCGTTTCATTGCTCTTATCTTTAAATTGTTATTATTTATTTTTGATAGTGCAAAGGTAATCATTTTTTTGCAAATGACCAAACGTTTTGAGCATAAAGTACTTTTTGCTAACTTAGTTTAACTTATTGATACTTAGATACTTATCGTATAGTATACTTGATGCATCTGCTATCATCTGACCAGCATCAATTCCTAATGATTGATAGAAAGCGCCATGTCCGCAAAGTGTTTCGTATGCAATTCGCATGATTCTACGTTCATCCCTTGTGAAATCATACTTAAAAGTAGAAAAGATGGAGAGTGCTCCTTTCAAATCTCCATCTTTTAGCTTTTGCACAGCTTGTGCAGTTTTACTTATCTTCATAAGGCTCAATGTTTCTTGTTGTGAAATCGTCTGCTGTCAAGATGATTTCTGATCCATTAACCATTTCTTCGACTTTATCGCATGCGTCACTGCCATTGATGGCATCAACCTCCACTACCTTTTGCAGGTATTCGGTGACTTGCACTTTAACCTTGTGAATGGCAGCTTTCTCTGGTTCCTCTATTTGAAGATTGAACACTTCTAGGAGTTCTTTGATTTCCTTTTCGATTTCCTCGAAATCAATGATGATATCCTTCAAGCGTTTGGGTGCTCCATTTATACCATGACCTTCTTTGTCACACCAGTTTAGGGCTTCACTATCTGGATCGAAGTTCTCGTAGTAATCATCGAGGTTCTTCAAAAACTCATTCGTGTCATTGTTTGGCATTTCGATTGACATGTTGAAATCTTTACCAGCAGGAGAATAACGCTGAAAGAAGATGTAGGAAAGGTCATTGCCATTATCTGTAGCATCTACAGCCCAACCTCTAACTTGTCCTATATGGATAATCAAATCTAATAACTTCTGTTCCATTGCTCTAACTTTTAAATGTCGTTATAATGAAGACCTTCACCCTTCACTAGTTCGTGGTCTTCGTTTTCAACTAATTCTGAGAGGGATAACCAGCATCCACGATAAAGAGACTTCTTCAGCTCTTGATAACGTTTTTCTGCAACTTCCTTATCGGTGATGAGGGATTCTTTAAGTTGGTCCTCTGTGTAGAGATACCATATCAATTTGTATATCTTCATAATACTTATGTTTATTGTATGTGGGTAATCAGAAGAAAGCCATACTTTCTATTTAATGCAATATCGTATTCAATTAAATGGTCCTTGAAATAATCAAAGCAAATATGTTGCAAGCTTTCAAGTATACTTATTGTTGAAGACAGAGAATTGCTGTTTGAGCTCTCAAAACTTACTTGTTCGTTACCTTCCGTCCAATCTATTAAAGCTATGATTACGGAAAAAAGACATCCAACCCTTCCATTGAAGTCTATTGATGCAGGCTTATCGCTTTCATTTTTAGCGATTAAGGAAACCATCTTTACTAAGTCTATCATATCTCAATCCTTTCTTTGAAATCTATAATTTGGGCATTCCCTTTTATTAGCTATCACAAGCAGGACAGGGAATAACAGACCATGCTTGCAACCATTACCATATTCGTTGGCTGCTTCGCAAGTTTCACAGCCATAATAGGTGTTGATGTTGAATGCGCTCATAACTAAATCTCTATTACTACTTCAATTCCCTTCTTTGGATTCTTGGTAGCTCTGTCTAGGCTAACCTTTCCATTGAACACACCCTTGACGATAGCATAGAACTCGGTGGTCTTCTCGCCATCTTTTTGTGTAGTTGGTATTTTGCCAACCCTTTCACAGACTATTCCGTTTTTAGTAAGGATGGTGTTTGTGACCATTTCTCCGTAGTAAGACTGCTCTGTGCGCTGTTGAATGACTTTACCGACTACCTTGACTTGCATACCTTTCTTGATGGCATCAATACCACCTTTTAAGCTATCCTCGTAGTTCTTCACCAGGAAGAAAGCATAAACGAACTGCTCCGAGAATGTGTAGTAGTCTTTTGCTACTTTCTGCATTTCAACCTCGAATTGCGATTTAGGCTCTTTAGATAGCGCAAAATCGCAGACCTTTGTAATGTATGAGGTGTCAACCGTAAACTTCTTAGAATCTCTTATTTCCTCTAATTTGGCGATTGTTTCTGATGGGTAATAGTGACCATTTGCGTAATAGCCTTTCTTGTAAACAGGGCACTCGTCATACTGAGCCTTGCACATGGCGATCATGTCATTCTTCAAGATGGCATCCGTATATCTACTATCCTTAGAACCACCCCAAATTGGGATAAGGTCTCCATAGTCATCATCGGTGGCATATCTGATAGTGTGGTCGTAGGTCTCATAAAGTTTGCGTGTAAAGTCTGAGAGAAAGTCAATGTACTTCAATCCGAACTTTTTTATGCACTCGCAACCTACTTGCAGTTCATCGCCAGTTTGCGTATTCTCGATTACGTATGCGTTGTTACACCAATGACCACATAGGTCGCATTTGCCGTAATCAGCTCCATGCTCCTTAATCTTGAATACCAACTCCTTGGTTGTATCAGCAGGAGTAAAGGCTCCATTCTTATATGTGGCCAGCAATCTCCAATTACTTTCGTCTGGCATATTGATGGTGAGGTCACAGATGTCATGCCAATACTTCCCAATGATGGTTTGACAATCTTCTACTACCGCATGACGGAATAACTTTTTTCGTGGGTTACTAATGGTGTAGTCGAAACCTTCTACATTGCGCTTTGTCTTCTCAGCAAACTTCTTAAATGCGTCAACTGACTCTGATGGAATAAACGTCTTTATCGTATTCATTGCTCTTATCTTTTAATTGTTATTTTTATTTTGATAGTGCAAAGATAGTCGTTTTTTGCGAATTAACCAAATATCAACTATCTTATTTTCAAGTACTTACAATAGTTTAACTTTTAAACTTCTTTATAGTCTGTTTGCTAACTTTTGCTAACTTTTTAATCGGACGTATTGTAGTTTGGGAAACTTTTACTATCTTTGCAGCATGAATATACAAGAATATCTAGAACAATGCTCTGTTAAGTCCGTGGACGAGCTTACAGACGAACAGGTTGTGAACTACTATACCAAAGGAAATGCAGGTGTAGCTCAAATGTGCGCAGTAGAATTAGCTCTACAAAACTATCCTATTAGCGGCTTTACGAGAGAAGAAATAATGCTCTCTATTCGCAAGGCAATGAAAACTAAAACAAAGTTTGGTCTGACCTATATTACCAATGAATCAGCCGTAGGTCCTACCGAAAGAAAATCAAGATGGGTGGTAGAACCATAGACTACCACCTATCTTTTTGTCGGTTTGTTTAGCTTATAATACTTCTCATAGAGAGCCATAGCTTCATTATAAAGCCTTGGCAAAACCTTTTTGAAGTATTTATTGTTAGACCAATAATTTTCGCTTAAATGGGCTATAATATCAGCTAAACAATTATGCAAACTCGATGCGAAGTAATCGACGTCGTGTCCTAACATTCCCTGTATCCAGTTGTGGTCTTTGTCGATAGCTTGCAAAGTATCAGAGATTTTGCCAAATTGTTCCATTACATCATACGTTTTGTCTTTTACGAGTTTGAGCTCTTCAAATAGTCTATCAGCGATTTTCCATTGCGAAACACCTTCTCCATCTACGTATCTATATTCGGGCTTGTTGTAGTCAGCAAAAAACCTTTTATAAAGATTTTTGAACTCTGCATTTCCTTCCCAATTACCTTGTAATGCGGCTTTAGTGTGTCCGTATTCGTGATATTGGAGACCCTTGCGATACCATTCTGAATTTAAGATTCTTTCCTTCAGACCATCGAAGTCTATTCGCACATGATTGTATTTGCTCCAAAAGTATGCTTTGTTTCCGCTAAGGCTAATACAAGGAACAAACTTGTCAAAGCTATCATAAAACTCTTTCTTTCCGAGCCATTTGGTCGGACTCAATCCAATACCTCTAAAGCCTTCCACGATGGTATGAGGTGTATTGAAGGATAGCTTATCTAAGCCATACGCAATCAAATCTTGATCCGAAGACAGCTTGTAGATGTTGTACGCACCCTCTATCTCACGATAAACCCTTTCATAACCTTGGACATCAATCCTTGCAGTTTCTATAGTCTTGATGTAATCATTGAAGCGAGGAATCCATCTTGTAGGAATAATACTCAAATCTGCTGTTCTCAATTCGTTCAGATGGGTAGCAGCTTCCATGACCTCCTTCAAGCCGTTATGATACTCGTCAAGAAAGACCTCATAAGCCTTGCCCCAGCCTTCTGTTATGCGAGCCGATTCTACTCTTATCCAAGAATTGACATTATCAATGTTTGGTCCATATAGATTTTGCATGAGTTTCTTACCTGCCATAACTGCTTCCTGGTCGTCTAATGCAGTCTCCAATTCCCAATCATCGAAATCATCTATTAGCTTCTTAGGCTTCAACGGAATAGAACGAAGGTCTTGCAGTTCCCTACGAGCTTCATCATAGGTAGCCTTCAACTTTGGTTTTATCTTGCTCACTGGTTCGAATTGTGTAGGAGTGATATTTGCAAACTTGTTAGTTATACCATCCCTCCAATCACCGAAATCATAGCTATAATCGAACTTAGCTAGATAACTTTTCTTTGTTCTGTCGAAAGACTCTACAGCTTGACGAACCTTATCATCATACTTATCGAACATATCTGACAAAACAGAACGTTCACTATCAGTCAGCATTCCAAAACTCTCTTTAAATTGATGTGTAGTGAGGAATTTTTCAAAGCTTGATATATCAACTTCATAGGCTTTAGCATTTCGCCTTAATGTTGCTATGTCAGAATTATCTACATCTATGTTGTATTTCAATAAGTCTCTGTTCTTCCAAGCAAGCTTTATGGCTTTTTCGTCTCTGTCAGCATGGCGGTACTCAGCCGCGTCCTCAACGGATAGGTGCCAATACTTTCTGTTATCCTTCAAGAAGTATGGAAGTGTTTCAGCTTGCCCGATTCGGCTGCGGTTATTGCGTACCCAGTCATTAAAGTTCTTTGGGGTGCGAGAAATCATAGCTGACTTCTGAATAGAAGGAGAACCATAGTACTCTTCATCGCTCATCACAATAGGTACAACATAACACATGCAGTTAGGATGCCAACCTAGGAAGACAAAGTCTTTTGGGTATATTCCCAACAAATCATCACAGATGTCTGGTGCAGGATGGCGTTTACTCAATTTAATCTCATATCCCAAGATGAAGTCAAATTGTTGCCAACGTGTCTGCTCTGCCTTTCGGTAAGCCATGTTTATCTCGGTTCTTGCCAAACGTATAGAAACGTATTGGCAATTCGCGCATGTAGCGGCTTTTCCGAACTTTTCTGTATAATCAGCCTTTAATGAAGGATAGTCTAACAGATACTTACTGATTCGCTTGCTGAGAACAACCGCAGACTGTCCTCTTTCTATTGCAGTTGATATGGTATGCTCCAACTCCTTTTTCAAGGCTTGTGACTGATACCATAGTTTCTGTGAAACAGACAACCCCTTATCAACCCTATTCTGAAAAGCCTTCAAAGCATCTGAATTAGTTTGGAAATACCTGTTGTACTTATCTCCGCCCTTCTCAAAATCATAAGCACGAAGCACCTTTCTTGCAAGTAGGTCCTGCATGATGTTACTTTCTTTCCACTCATTTGTGGTACCTGCATAGATGAGATTATTCATCTGTGCAGCATAACTGGTCATGATGCCATTGATGGTTTGTTTCAGTTCTGGATAGTCCCCAAACAAGAACTCCGCAGAACCATCATAACCGACACCATCTATAGCAGTAGCAACTTGGCTAGCGATTCTATCATAAATGCTCTGAACTTGTGCCACGTAGTTAACTAAGCGTCTGTTCAGAGCATCGTATGCTTTCTTTTGATTGGGGATATTTGGTCTCATTTATTTCGGCTTATAATGTTCGTTTACACATTCCCTTTGATAGAGGATAGCAAACTCCTCATAAGGGCAAGTGTCCAACGTTGGCTCTCCCGTAACACTAAGATTACGTGGATTGGAAACGTGGGCACATAATTTGCAGAACTGAGGTTCTTTTGGAATAGGCTTAACCTTCTTCTTTGGAGACATAGCAATTAACCTTTACCTCTACAATCGTATTGCCATCCTTCTGATATACTCTCTGCTTCATGATCTTGGATTCGATAGTATTGAGTACATCTTTCTTTGCCTGTGCGAGAGTTTCCTTTGTTATCTCACGCAAAGCTTCTCTCATGGACTTGACATGATGGTCTCGCTTGTAGTGGCGAATGTAATTCTTGTCGATACGATAAGCCTTGGCACATACCTTTGGCTCTAGGATTTCTTTCTGTTCGAAGACAGTTACACTGATAGGGTAGAGTCTTCTAGCTAACTTGAATAGCCAAATTGCGATTTTTTTCTTCATAACTTGTGCAGTTCTTTGCGTTTATATTGTTTGTTCACCCATAGCAAAAGCAGACTGCTGTACTGCTGCCGCATTAAGTTCATCCTGTCGAATATCCTCCATTGTCTGCTGAGGGTCTTGCGACTGCCCAAGCTTAATGATGGATTCAAGCTGACTTTCTACCGGCTTACCACCATTAGCCTTTTGTCTGATGGTGATGTCGTAGCTCTCATCCTTTGGTATGTAAGGAGTGATGATGTGGTCGCAGGTGACGTTATCTATCTCCTTTTCCCATTTTGGATTCATGACCTTCAAGAATGCCTTGATTACATTGAACTCTCTTTCAAAGAACTCCTTGAAAGCGCCCGATTCCATGCGAACTTTCAGATGTGCATCTGTGAGCAACGTCTGTCTTGCATCGTAGCCGATATTACCAAGAGATTTCATATTCTCAAAGCTAATATCTGGCATTTGAGAAAGCATCCAGTACAATCCGAGGAGGGTTTTATTCTGACCGCTAACCGCTTCTTGCGACTGATTCCATGATACGTATGAAATATCGCCATCATTCTCGACTCTCCATATACGCAAACTTTCTCCCTTTTTCTCCTGTCCGACTATGCCACCCTTGACTTTTGCGATTGGTGCAGAGTTATATGCAATCACGTTGCTATTGCGACTGACATTATACTCAAATTCACTTCGGATATTATCAAGCCCCTCGTAGATGGCATGAGGTCGAGACAGGTATGCTCCAGGAATCTTACGGATGATGATTTCCTCACCACTCTTAGTGTTCCCATCCTCATCAACTTGTGCAGTTACTTCCTCCCACATTTCACCAAGGTTACTTTTCTTCCAAATGAAATGATAGTTTTCTGTAAAGGTTTCGAAGAATGTTATCGTCTCTTTATCGGAAACGGTCTTATCATACTCAAACGACATAGCTTGCATATCATCATACTCATCAATGATAGGGTACAATCTTACTCCATCCATAGGAGAGAAGGTTTTGCACTTCAACTTGTAGTTTGATTCAAAACCATATAGAGAGTTATGCTTCTTAACAGAATACCAGATGGTGAAGATTTCACAGCTTGCGAAATAGGCTAGTCCACGTTTGTAGTTCATGTTGTCAATATGAGCACAATCGTAGATTTTTTCTAATGCCTTTTGGATTTCCCTCTGAATATCATTTTCTGGAGTGTTGTACTTTCTCTTAACAGGTATAGAGAATGTAAATTCTGTTATTCTGTTTGTGAGCAGCTTTTCAAGGGCAACCGCTATACGGGATGATTTTTCACCATTGTCTTTATCACGAAGGCTTATGGTATCTGTCATTACCTTATGGCTTGCTGGCTCATATAAACTCAAAAGATAACTCCACAAAGGGACCATTACAGTCCTTCTGCGTAGCTCTTCTATCTTTTGGCTGATAGTATCAGTTTTCTTGAGTATTTCTTCGATGTTCATATCTTTACTACTTTTGGTGCAAAGATACTAAAAATATTTAATCAACAAATATATTTAACCAAGAAATTGCATATTTATTTTCGCTTATAGAGCTTTTTATGTTTTTGATGATAATGAATAAAGGCGATACAAGCAAATCCGCTTATACCGCCTTAGATAGAGCAATAAAATATCTTATGCAGGCATTAGTAATTGTGCCTTTTCTTTGTTCACGATTTCTAATACCATTTTAGCTGCCTTGTTTACGTCTGTCAAAACAGAAACGATGAACTTTGGTTGCTTTTTAAGCTTGCTGATCCAACCATCTAGGTAAGCAGCGTTATTATCTAAAATGCGACTGCTAAAGCCTAGGACGTTTCCGATAAGAGCTGCTCCAAGCTCTGCAACCAACTCTTCTCTTGCATAGTCCTTTTCTCCTTTCTCTTCCTCAAACCCTCTATTCAATCTAGACTTGTGACCTGTTGAGTGAACCATTTCATGTAGAAGGGTTGAGTAGTATTCCTGTCCATCCTCGAATATCTCCTGCTTTGTATTGCCCTTCTTGAACTGACTTTTAAGAGGTGTTGTAATATCATCTACCCCAACTCTGTAAAAAGCTCCACTTGAATACTTGTCGTAGCGGATAGGGCAGAGCCACTTCTGATAAAGAAGCATATCATCAATTTTCTCGTTGACGTACATACCTGCCGTGTCTGTCGGTAACTCATTCTTATCTTTGAGACTGAACTTATTCTTCAACTTTTGTATCGTCTTAGGTGCTATCTCTTCGAGGTTGGTTTGGCTGAGGTTGAACACATTGTAGCTCTTCAAGAAAGGCTGAACTTTGCATTCTAGTTGGGCTGATCGAGTCATTCCGTTGTAGCTGTCTTCTGTTATTTTGTTTCCATTCTTGTCTTTGTACTGAATGGACCAAAACAGAACAGGGAAGCTTTTCTCTCCTTTGTTCACACTAGCTCCTAATGCCTTTATCTGATTGAAGGTAGCAAAGATAGGATATTTGAATCTTTTTTCGTCCATCATGCAGAGAAACAGGAAGAATGAGTTCATTCCATTATATTCACGCCCTCCAAGGTTCACTGGGTTACCACCATAAGATGTGGTGAACCAACCCATCTTCCAATCTCCTGCCTTCATCTTTTGCATTCGTGAAATCATCATTTCAGCGAAATGCTCTAAAACGTTGTCTGTCTTCATTGCTCTTACTTTTTATATGCAGTTATTATAACTTCTTGCCATACATTCTTGCTATCTCATCGTAGATATATGCTCCGCTTGTATGAGGACTGCTAAACAATCCAAGAATGCGGTTATCTACAGTGATGCTATTTGTCTTGACGACAACTCCGTTTTTGATGTGGTCGCAATAAACTTAATTGCCGATATGGTAAAGCTACATCTTGCGATTATAGCAATCTGTTCCAATGTACTCCTTACTCATGGCGACCTCCTTTCTTTTGAAGTTGCACCCATGCATAATACATTTTGTTGAAGTAATCTAACCTCTGAAGGATTTCATCCTTGCTTAAAAAAGAACTTATCATGTCTGAATAAAAAATACCAGATTTTTTATCCAACATAGTGATGTCGATGAATCTTTGGTTAATACTTACTGATATGGTATTGTTATGTATTCTGCTAACCTTTACCAATACAGCATTAACTGCTTTCTTAAAGTGAATGTTTGTTCTGTCTAACATTTCATTGCTCTTATTGTGACTAGTTGGTTGGACCAGTCGTTACCTTTTTATCTTTCTATCCGTTATGCCCAAAACTAATATCTTACCGTCTTCTTGCCATTAATATATTCTTCTTGCCATACTTCGTTGTAGTCTGATGTTTCGTCTGAATAATAACAAACTACCGTTACTTGCGCAAGACCAGCGTCCAATTTATCGGTTTCGGCAAAGCGTTTATTTTCTGAACCGATGCCAAACGAATACTTCTTAGCCATACGGACTGACTCCCAATAGTTGTTAGCGGAATGGAACTCTATACTTTCATAATCGTCATCCACACTTCCTTTAACATGTTGTTTAAGAGCGACCTCGTACTTTGGCTTAATGGTCTTTCCATAAATATTTTTCATACGCTGTGACTTTACCGCGGTGTCGAGGGCTGTATTTATTAATAAGTAATTCCGAAACCTTCGTTATTGTCATACTTGCCGATAAGACAACTGCCACTATTATAGTAGTAAGTGATTCCGTCTTTCTCTTTGGTGTAATCACCTTCTTCCAGACGTTCATTCATATAGTTGTTGAACTCATCGAATGAAACGAAAGCTTGTCCTCTATCATTGAAATCTAATGCTGTCATGATTACTTAACGTTTAAGAATTTAGAAACCTTACTAACAATCCCTTTTGCTGTTGAACATGTTGAAGCGGTTTCAACAGCCACGCTCTTGTCATCTTCCCAATAGGTAATCTGGATTCTCAACTTGTTACCATAGAAGCAGTTAACTACATGCGCTCTAAGATTACCCTTACGAATGTCACCTTCGAAATAGTTATAACCTCCATCAAAATCACTTGTAACTGCTGCTACAACCTCAGCTTTGTTTGATACGTTTACTGTCTGTTTCATTGCTCTTATCTTTAAATTGTTATTATTTATTTTTGATGGTGCAAAGATAGTCATTTTTTTGCAAATGACCAAATTTTAACCTCATTATTTTTCTTGCTTAACTTTATATAACTTATTGATAACTAGAGTGTTAAATAAATCCTATTTTCCTCTATATAAGGCTTTTTCTGAAAAATGATATAAGGATATGGGGAAGAAAATAGAACAGCTTAGAAAGGCTTATGTGAAGTATTTGCCGTTTCGTTAACTTAACTAATGTTACCGAAAATTACAGGAAGCTAATTTGACAAGAAAAACGCAAAAACTGCTTTTAACATGGTGTTACGGAGTGTTAATTAGGCGGTTTGTCACCTTTTCTTGTTAGCAACTTCCTTAATTCTCGCACCTCATTCCTCAAATCAGCGTTTTCTTTTCTGAGTTGCGAAATGAGGTGATTATATGATAGCTATGTTGTTTTATCCATATTACTTGAACTTGATGATGAAAAATTCATGATCCAACCATTTGTCTGGACACATTTCCTTCTTAGGCTTGCCGATGGTGATACTCTCAATTTCCTTCACGACCTTTGGGCTATCGTCATAGTAGCCGTTCTTGAAGAGAACGTGAGTGAATGGTACGAACTTCATTGTACCATTATTCAGTTTCTCCTTGATAGTATTGGTGTCTATAAGCATCTCAAATGTCTTACCGATATGAAGCTTATCGTACTTATCGAAATCTTTGAATTCCTCATCCTTAATAAGGAGAAGGCGACTCATCCAAAAACCTTTAATTACCCGATACTCTTCATTCTTTTCGCCCGACACTATCATATCGAACCATTGCTTGCTAACGATGAGGGTCAAAACCTTTTTCTTCGCATCAGATAAATACTTATCCATTACTTTAGTTAATCTTTCCATAAGCTAACTTATTTTCCCTCTGTTGCTACTACAAAGAAATCGTCACCAATGTCTTTTCTTCTACTCAACTCTTTGCAAAGTACAGATGTATCAGCAAGGTTGATATGCTGGTTTACATACTCCTCCTTATCTGTGAAGGTAAGGAGTGTTTCATCTAGGTTATTTACTTCCTCTATATTCTCCACACTTTCCGAAAGAGATTTGATTTCTCCATGGACAAAATCATACACATTTTTATCGATAACTTTCTGTCTTGTCAGAGTTTCGACTGCTGTTTGAATCTTGGAGATTGATTTCTGCATTTCTTGTTTCATAATCATATTTTGTTTATTTTAGATGAACAACAAAGTTTTTTGGCTTAAACTCGACAAAGCCATTGTCCTTTTTCGTTTGAGTAGTCTCAATACTGAAACCTGCGCAATCCTTAACGAGAACTCTTATTTGAGAACCAACCTTACAGGAAAGCTGAACATAATCAACTTTCTTAAAGTAATGGTCAACAGAATTTCCATACTGAATATGAGGTTTGCCATTACTATCTAATCTAGCCGTTAATTGGTCTAATCTTTCCTCCCTCTTTACACCATCGACTAATGTATGACACCAAAGTGGAGTGCAAGGTAAACATACTAGTCCTACCTTGCCTTCTTTGATTTCATCAAACTCCTTCTCACCTACGGTAATATTCAAAAAAGTCATGTGCTAACCCTCCTTCTCGTTAATTTTAGTAATACGATCATTGTAGGCATCATAGTCCTCTTTACTAATCTCAATAACGCTATGTATGAGAGTTGTACCGCTAACCATATCATCCTTGAATTTCTCTTCTACGTCCGTGATGAGGTTCATGATAGGATAGAAATCAATATCCTTCTCTTCACCTTTAACAGAGCTCGTAACTGAGGTATAGGTTAATTTGCCATCCTTACGCATGAAGGCGGCTATTGCGTAATAATATCTTTCTCTTATCATAAGTCATATCTTTTTAGTTTATTTGCACTGCTTAGTATATCTCTAATTTCGAAATGAGTTTTGCCAGCCCACCTGGTAAGGTGATTCATTAGCTTGCGAGAATATCTTGCAGAAATCTTTTCAGCCTTTACGATACGATGGTCAACTCTGCCATAGCCACCACCTTTGCTAGCATAATACAAAGCCCATCTAGGCTCCCAGTATTGCTTAATCTTAGGCAGTTTTTTCGATACATTCAAACCATCCAATATCATCCTTATATAGCGAGGACTTCCGTAGCAACGCTTCATTATCTTCTTGGCTTGTCTAATCTTCATAGGCTACTTCTTTTTATTACAAGGGCAGCTCTCGGCGTGAATAACACAAACTCCGTGTTTCTTCGTGTCTACTATCAGATAGTCATGCCCTTTCTTGGTGAATATTTTTATATTAAACTCTTCTTTTTCGTGTGGAGTTCCTAAGCTGAAAGAAACTCTAAAACCAATTACACCTATTAAGAAAATCAAAATGAGCAAAACGGCTGATTTGATTAAATCTAATATCTTATTCTTCATACGCTACTTATCGAATTTATTACCAATAACAACCATATCTTCAGAAGGGTAGTGAACTAAGAAATCTTGCCCAAAGCAGAAAGCAGCAGCTTTACTATCCCAATTAATATCACCTCTTCTTTCCGCATTGTTATCTTTGTGCATAATCATATCCCCCTCATAGATAGGTGTTCCGTTCTTGTCTTTCAGTCCTGTGAACATACAGATAGTACCTGGATCGACTTCTGCACATCCCGAATAGAATGGTTTATGATCAATGGGTACTATCCATATAGTATTTTCGAAATGAGAAATTTCCCCCTCTATCCATTCTCCGTTGTCAAGACGTTTAGCCCTAAATTTGATATTTTCTATCTTCATATCTATTTTGCTTTAACGTTATACACTCCATCAATGACCTCACCCCATAACACACGGGACAATAGTGTTTACCATCAATCATTTTCCAATTTGAGAAGTCTTCAATATCAGTACTCTTGTCGTAGAATAGTGCAGAGCAAGTATCTGTACCTCCAAATACTTCTCCGCATCTATCGCAAACAATCTGATACATTGTAATCGGTCTATACATAAGCTATTCTTCTTTAAGTTCTACCGGCTCATCGCTCCAAGACAATTCTCTTCCGATGAGTTTTTTAATGCTACCTTGTGGAAGTTGAAAACCATAAGCTCCATATCTATCTTGTGGCAACCAATAATTATGTTCGATACAATCACCAGCCCACATATCAGGCTTGCAGTTGAATATCCATTCTCCGATATAATCTTTTGCTACCCATGCCATAACTATTCATCTTTTACGCCAAACGGAAGCCCGTCGGCAAATGTGTAATGTTCCATAATTTCATCTAAAACGAATCCACTGATACCATTTATATAAACTTCTTCTTCGTCAGCGATAATAGAAGTAATTAAGGAATGATGCTCACCTTCCTTTCCTTTTATCCACCCAAATGGCTGATGCTTTTGCATTTCTTGCCAGCACTCTTTTGCATCCTTGAATGGACGGTACTTTGGTTCTGGCTTGATTCGGTAATCCACGTTTACCCAATATTCAAGTTCCTTCATTTCAGTCCAATCATTGAACTCAAACCAACCATCTTTTGTTACTCCGTTGTTGTCTGCGGTTGGTTTTCTTCTTGTTTCTATTATCTTGCCTTCTGCATAAGCTTGCAGAATAGGATAAAATTCTTTAGCTTGATTTCTGTTCATAACTTAGTCCTCAATTATAATTCTTCATACATTTTTTGATGTTGTTCTAAACTCATTGTAAGTCTCTCAATAGCCATATCTTTCAATTCTTTAAAAGATATGAACCTAAAAATGGAAGTTTTTTTATGCCCATTATATCCTAGCCCATTAGACAATGTGATGGTTTCATCTGTTGCATCTACAGCTTCCTTCCAATACTTAAGAGCTTTCTTGTCTTTTTCAATTAAACTTCTTAAGTTTGTAGCTTTGTTATAAATTTCTTCTGTCATACTTAGTCCTCCAACTCTTTTTGAATGTCGTTCAACCACACAAGAACTTCATCAATATTAATGTAAGAAATATATCTCTCTTTATGCTTTCTTAATTGATTCTTCTTTTTAATAATTATATTAATTGCAGTTACTTTACTCATTGCTTATCCTCCATATGATTACATGTTGCTTGGTCTCCTTCATAGTAAGGAGCACCGACTTTAGGTAATATCTGAGTGTTCGTATTGCAGGAACATTGCATTACCCAAGGTGCGTTTACCTTTCCGCATCTAGGGCATATCCATCCTTCTTGTGCCATATTCTCTTCTTTTTACCCTCTCCATTTTACAGGAGAGGGTGGTTAGTTACTCAGTTACTTCAACAAACTTTCTGTTTTTAAGTTGATACCAAGTATCAGCCTTGATATTCTCTCCATCAACGTACTCAGTCTTAACATATACTGGAACATCACGTTTCTTTTCATCGCTCCATTTCCATTCTGCCAGCGTTATCCATGAGCCTACCTTTGCTTTTGCTCTGGAACTATTGCCAGCACACATGATAACGGAATCTTCTCCAGTGCTATCAATCTGAGCATAGTCGCCCGATGAGCCAATCTTAGCATAGTCGCCCGATGAGCCAATCTTAGCATAGTCGCCCGATGAGCCAATCTTAGCATAGTCGCCCGATGAGCCAATCTGAGCATAGTTGCCCGATGAGCCAATCTTAGCATAGTTGCCCGATGAGCCAATCTGAGCATAGTTGCCCGATGAGCCAATCTGAGCATAGTCGCCCGATGAGCCAATCTTAGCATAGTCGCCCGATGAGCCAATCTTAGCATAGTCGCCCGATGAGCCAATCTGAGCAGAGTTGCCCGATGAGCCAATCTTAGCATAGTCGCCCGATGAGCCAATCTTAGCATAGTCGCCCGATGAGCCAATCTGTTTTCTTCTATCTCCGTTGTCGTTTAATACACCATCTGCCTTAACTTTAGATGGTGATGTTATATCTTTCAGCCACTCGACTCCGATATTTATGATGTCAGCCAGCTTCAATTCAGCCTTAATCTTAATGTGCGAAGAGCATACCTTTGTCGAATTTTCTTCTTTCTCAATCTTACCAGACTGTTCTACCTCTGCATAGCGAGAGTTAAGCATATCGTAGTAGTTCCACACTTCAATTGGAGACTTGCAAGCGTGGAAACCTCGGTTACAACACTTGATTTCTCCGTCCATTTCATACTCTTTTCCAACTTCGTACTGGAATCCACGGCATTGCATATTCTTGTCGAAAGCCTTGTACGAGGTGATAACTTTTTTACTCATATTCTATCTATTTATATCCTTTGCAGGATGATTAATCAATCTTTTTAATACTATCAATTTCCATATTCCATAGCACAAACTCTCTATTGGAGCGAGTGCCATCTTTCTTAGCAGGGTTGATTCTTACATCAATCTCGCCATTATAGCCACTGTAATATCGTTTAGGGACGATACTTGTAATCCAACAAACATCACATCTAGAGCAGCTTACTTTGTCACCAACCTTGTATGGAAGGCTTTCGATGTAATCATTTACACAAGAACAAATCTTATCATTAGCATCATTGATAATGCTTAGTTGCTTGGCAACCTTTGCTTCTAATTCTTCTTTTGTCATATTTTTAAAATTATGCCCGAAGGCGTTAAACTTATATTTGATTGTCACACTTTTCTGTTTCATCTGGAACAGATAGTTCATCCCACATATCGCATCTATCATTATCATTGTAGATGCAAGGTCTGTGACAGATTCCTCTAGTATCTTCTCTTAACATGCCTACACCTCCATTTCTGAGTTAAGTCCTAGACCGAAGAGAAGGTGCTGCAAGTCATGCACGTATGAAATATCCCCAAGATAAAAATCATCTTGACATACGTCACAGCTGTCAGATGGAGCAATATTGTTATAAACTTCTAATTCAATACAGCCTGATTTCCTTTCTGCTGGGAACGCACGAAAGTATAGCTTATCATTGATACTATAATCATAGTCAATAGCATTTGTTTCCCATTTATTCTTACATAGAATTTTCTGAGTGAGAGGAATCGGTACAATATCCTTAACCCAAGCACAGCACTCACATAAGAGATAGCCTTTCTCTCCTAATTCCGCACCTTCAATGTTTTCTAAGCGGACAACACCTTTCGTAACCGTTCCATCGTCCAACTCCAAAGTCTTTGATGGGTCTGATGATGTTACTCGGTAAACGACATCTTTGGCAGTGTCTAAAGGCACTCCATTGGTCATTACCAAATCTCCTGGAATGTATTCTAACTTATCCATACGCTTTACTTTATTAAATTAAGTTCTTTCTTGCCCAAGCTTCTGCCTTTGGCTTAGTCTTGAACTGTTTGTTTTTACTTCATGCCAAACTCCATAAGGAGCGGTCTTATATTCGATGAGAAACAAACCTTTCTCAATTTTGACTATTCTATATTCAAAATACATACGCTTATATTTTTAAATTGCT